AAGGAAAAGAGGCCGAGGTCTGAGGGACCTGGAACCCTGACTATTGCTAGATTAACGGGAAGCTCTGGAGGGAAAGGAAAAGGAAAAGAAAGGAAAGCTTGGGTTTAACGACATACCGGCTCTGAGGCTCGGGCGAGTGTCCTTCTCGCATCCTGATGAGATCAGGCGACGGTGTTGCCGGAAGGGCCGGACAGGCGGACAATTCCGCGGATGATGACGGAGATGAGGGCGGTGTTGGCAGTTCCGGCGGCGGAGTAGACGGTGTAGGAGATCCTCGGCGTGTCCGAATAGGAGACCGAAGATTTGATGACGGGGTTGATGCGGCTCACGTCAAGAGGAATGCGGGTGGTGGAGGACATGAGCACGGGACCGCCGAGCGTGAGGAGTCGACCGCCGTAATAGGACTGCTCGTGAGCGGAGGCGGGGGAGATGGAGGCGATGGTCCAGACGGCGCCGACAGAGATGGGCTTGGAGAACGAGGGGGCGAGCGGGACGAAGTCAACCTCAGCGGAGAGGATTTCAGCATGGCGGTAGCCGGCGGTGAGCGTCTTGAGGGTTTTGCTGGCTGAGAGATCATCGCTCACAAACGCGGCTTTGTCTCCGGAGTAGGTCCCGACTTCCCATTGGAATGGGTAGTCGATATGCGCGTGGAGCGGGGAGACCTCCGCGACACGAGGAGCCAGAGGAAGACTAGGCTGGCGATCCACGCGATCATCATTGGGAGGAGCGGGACCGACCTGGGAGGTGACATTGGGGCCTGGCATGGGGTGAGCAGCGAGAGAGGGAGAGAGACCACCGAAGAGAGGAAGCAGGAGAGAATTGTTCATAGAAGGTTGAGGCACAAATTGAAAAGACTGAAGCAATTCACCCTGTAACTTCGAGACTTCGGGATTGTCAGGAAGTGAACGGCCCTGGCGGGAAGAAGTGAGGAGAGCGCGGCGCTGAGCGGAGGAAAGCATTGAGTAGACGGCGGATGATGCCCAGTTGAGACCGCGGCCGAGACGAGCCATGATCGACTCAGAGACTTCTCCAAGCTTGAGGGAGATTTTGAGAGCAGGAGGCGCACGGCGGCAAAAGAAGTCGAAGCAAGCGGATTGAAAGAGCACAGCCTCGAGCGGGAGAAGGGTCCAGAAAGGGTCCCCAAGGGAGTGACCGACTGCAAACTCGGCTAAGTAAGAAATCAGTTTGTCGCCCAGTGAGCCATCATCGACGGCAATCATGAGTTTGGCGAATAGAGCGATGGGAGAGCGGACGGCGCCAGCCTTGCCGACGTAATAGCCGCAGAAAGTGGCATAGCGATCGCGCTCTTTCTTGAAGCGCAGGGCGAGAAGAGGCTCGAGGGCGGACCACTCAGGCCGGCGAGGCGGCTCAAAGTCAAGCAGGGAGTCATCGCCCGAGATCATGGTTGGGACGTGAGAGGCGGAATACTCCAGATTGATGACGGCCAGGTTGTAGTCGGAGTTGTCGTCGTAAGTGCCTGGCTCGCCAGTCAAGCGCATGCAAGTGAGCGGCCCGAACTGAGTCTCGACATTGGTTTTGAGGAAGACGTGGAGATCGATGAGCGCTTGAGGGATCGAGAGACGCTCCATTTTCTTGCGCTCGAGAACGACGGCCTCGCCGTGTTGAGATTGAACAAAAGCGGTGTAGTCATTGGCGAGGTGGACCGTGTCAGTGAGGTGGTTCTGGCACCAGGAGGACATCTGAGCTGGAGTGTTGCCAGCGTGCACGTACAGGTGAGCAGGTCGATCTTGGGCATCAAACATCCGCTGGTACTTCTTGACTGGGCCCAGAAGGAGGACGACGGCGTCGTGCATCAGAGCTAGGGTCTGGCAGGCCTTCCAGTTTCCAAAGATGGAGTTCTCGTTCACTTTGTGTTGAGCCTTGCTGAAGATGCGAACGGCCGAGTAACGCCAATCAGGGTCCGATCTTTTGGAGTTAGCCATAATGACAGACTGGGTCTTCGAGCTAAGCTGGGCGAACTCATTGAGGGCGATGCATTCGAGGTACAGGGTCTCATTGAAGGGCAGGACGGTGAATGAGTTGCGATGGTAAGCGCGACACAGACCTTCATAAAGGAGCGAACCCAGGACCTCATCCTTGGCAGTGAGTCTGTAAGGCGCAGAGGAAGGGCGGAACCGGAGACGCTTCGGGATGGACGCCGGGAGAAGAGTGGGGTCATCACGCTCAGAGTGAACGGCGGCGAGGAGAGAGGAGGACTGGCAGGCGAGCTCGAAGGGCCGGTTGATGTGAGGAAACTGATTGGAGAGCTGCCCACGGAAATGGATTTCACGATCCTCGGGGTCATGGCACGGAAGAAAATGGGCGGCGAGATTTTCAAAGGTCTCCCCAGGGTACACCGGCTCATGGACGGGAACAGTTGGCTCGGCTGAAGCGGGGGAGTCGGAGGAAGGCTTGCCCGAAGGAATGTCAAAATGCAAGGGCCTGCGGGTCTCGGGCAGAAAGTGGGTCGATATTTGCGGGGCGTTGAGGTCCCCGTCTCCGAGAAAGGGCCGGACAGGGTCCAGAATGACGTCGGATGTGACGGAACTTTTGATCATGGGTGCAGAGGCCGAGCGAAAAGGAATGGCGTGGTCATAGAGGCCTGCACCAGAGAGTTTGACGGATCTGGAGGTCAGAGGGACGGTGAGGTGGGGGCACTTAGGAAGCTCAGAAGGAAAGAGGCCGGCGAGAGAGACGACCTTGCCAGTGAAGTAGCGGGAGAAGAGGAGATTGGAAGTGGGGCCCTCTTCAAGCATTTTCCGATCCCCAGTGAAGACGACCCCTTTCTTGGAGCGGGTGAGAGCAACAAGCGAATTAGAATGGCTCAGCAGAGCGGAGTTGCGGTCAAGAAGAATGTTAGTGGCCCCAGGGTAGGTGGACCCCTGACTTGAAGCGATTGTCACAGAAGCGAAGCCGCAATCCACCAGAGTTTTCATAGAGTTTTGGGAGTTTGTGAGGATCTTTGAGCTTGGGGACAGGTTTGGGACCCACTTGCTGAAGCCTGGGGCTAGGTTGGTGGAGTGGACGCCGAAAAACTTGGCCACGTCTTGCGGAATGCGGTGGGACCACAGACAGTAGAAGTCTATGTACTTGGAGAGATAGTGGGTCTCAGGGGACAGACGGGAATTGGTTGAAGAGGGATGGGTGGAGTGGTACACGCCTTGCAGTGGGTCTCCGAGCAAAATGACGAGCTCGATTGTTGGATCTGCGTGGACAGCGAGGTCGACATACCCCCTTGGCATCTTGTAGACCTCATCTATGACCAGAATGCGGGCCGATTTGAGCAGAGAAGACTCCCAGGTGGAGAGACGCCATTGAGCGCCAGGTCGGATCTTCAGCAGGTCCTTCCACTCGGCGCGAAGCTCGACCGTCGGCACAGCCACCTTAAATTCACGGAAAAGTGGGGTCTTGAGGAGGCGAGCGATTGGGTAGGACTTGCCGCAGCCTGCAAAGCCTGCGATGTGAAACAGTCGAACACGGCGGGGCTTGGCAACGTCAATGATGCCATCGAGGCAAAGCAGGCGATCACGGGCAGTGGAGGTGTGATGTGGGTCGATGTTGGCGAGAACCCCGTCGAAACCATTCTTCATGTTGCTGATGAGGTTTTTGGCGCGTGAAGGGGCAGTGACGAAGGTATGAACGGTGTTGAAAGGGAGCAGGCAACCATCCAAGTTGAAGCGTGTGGCGGCAGTGGCCAGCTCGGAGCCAGTCCCGCCATTGAGGGTGGGGACCGGCTTAGAATCTTGGTGCAGGGAGAAGTGACCCATGAGGTCTTTGGATTCCGGCTGGTGGTCAATGCGAAAGTTGGTGGTGGCATCGGACATCCCGAGGTCGACAGGGCCATGTGAGGTCAGGAAGGTGACTCGCAGGGAGTAGAAGAAGGCGAGAACGGCGAAATGGTCGGTGGAGAGTCCATGCTTGGAAATTTCGCACGGAGCAAGAAGACAGTCAGGAAGATTGGTGACGAGGGTTTCCCACAGATCGCGTCTGGAGATGCTGGTAGCTTGCTCGATTGTCACCAACAGGCAGTCAGTGCCGGCAGGATATGGAGTGGGGGCTCGACCGGAGGCGCGGTAGCGAGAGTTGAAGGCTCCGGTGGTGCCAATGTAGGAGCCGGGGAAAAGCTCTGAGAAGAGCTGCACGGGACCACGCGCACTGGAATCAGCTTGAAGAGGGGAGGGCTCTGGTGCGGCAGGTTCTGGCGCGGCTGGGGTGAGGTTGGAGACAACACCCGAGGACTCAAGCTGGAGCTGACCGGCGGCGGGAAGCAGTTCAGGGATTGGAGGCGGGGCGGCAGGCTGATGCTCGGAGGGGATGAGGAGGCTCAAAGCCTCGGCTTGGGGCTCTGGAGCGGGGGCTGGAGCTGCGATGGCGGGAGGAGTGGCAGCCGGAGCGGAAGCTGAAGCCGGAGCGGGATCGAGGGTGGAAGTGACCGGCGGGATGGGAGTTGGGGCAAGGGAGGTTGGGCTGGGCGGAGCTGGGGACGGGGCTGGGATGGCGATGGATTCGATCTGGGGCAGATCGACAGGGGCTGGAACGGTTGTGATGGGAAGGAAAGGCTCCGGGGAGGCGAACAGCGGCTTGCGGTTAAAGATCAGACGCCAGTCAGCTGGGTGGAAAAGATCGGCATAGGCGTCGTGCATGCTTTGTGGTGAGTCGGGACCCACGAACTGCCGGACAAGGAGGAGAGCGACGGGCACGCTGGCGGCGAGGAGGGAAGCTAGGAAAGCACCGCGATGGAGAGGCTTGACAGGGAAAAAGCTGGCGAGAAGAGGGTTGGCGGAGCAAAAGTTCTGGGCTGCGGTGGGGAAGAGCCTAGTCTGAAAGCCGGTGTTGGCGAAGAGCAGAGGGCCAGTGCGAAGAGCCCGGAAGCTCATGGAGAGAAACGGGGCTTTCGGGGCGAACAAGAAGTGCGGGGGGGCTTTAATCCATCGGCGGAAGATTGCGAGGGAATTCAGCTCGCTGCGCAGGAACTTGGAAACGGACAGGGAGGAAAGAGCGGCTGCAGGTGAGATGGCAACGACAGAGGCCCAGCTCAAGGCGAGTTGGTGGTTGCGACACCAGTGGGAGAGGCGGGCAAGAGCTGAGCTGAATAGGTAGTAGGTGGTGCGAGGGCGATGTGAGGCGGTTTGAAGGGCGAAATGGGCTAGGTTGTCCCAGGCGAAGGAGGTGACCCATGAATGTTCAGCTTTGGAGCTCTGGGTTCTGATGAATCCAGCAGGGTCTGTGACGCGGAGGGTGCGGACGGTGCGCACGTAGAGGAAGACGGCGTCGTAGACTTTCTTAGGCACGAGCCTGTGTCGGACATCCTGGTTAAGCGACGACGGAGCGGGGAGAAGGATGGCGGGGGGAGTGCGGAATTCGGCGGTATCGTGGCGGGAATGGAGCGGAGGTTCTCCACGTTGAATCAGAAGAGAGTGGAGAGGACCTTGAGAGTCCAAGATGGAGACGGTGAGGGAGAAATCGGGTCCAATGATGGTGGTGGTCTTGAGCCAGACAAGAGCTGACTTTGGCTGGGTGTAGTTGTGGGCGGGATTTTGCTCCAGCTCATAAACAAGACTGTGGCCATCGAACCGGAAGCGATACAACTCCGGGTACAGGGTGATGGAGGTGAAATCTGACTCCGGGGGCACGACGAGGGAGGCGTACAGCTTTTGAAGCTTGGGGCTCTGGAGGAAGAGGTCTAGGACCTGAGCCGGGGTGTAGTACATGATGGTGTCGTGCATAAATATGGTCTCGATGTTTGGCACATGGGAAGAGGTTACGGGGTAGCGGGTGGAGTCCTTGGCAACGAGACGGTAGTTGTGAAGCTCGGTGAAGTGGGGTTGGGCTGCCTGGAGCTTGGCGAATTTGGATGGTTTCATGAACATGACGGCGGAGTCGGTGGAGGCGAGGCAAGACCAGGTGTTGTGGATGAGGTTGGTCTCCAGAATCTTGTGAACAGGGTGGGGGTGGGATTTGAAGCCAAAACCGGAGGCATCAATGCCGCAGTTCTGGAGGAATGTTTGATGGTGAGTGGGGACAGACCATGGATAACGCTGGAGTGAGGAGCGAAATGGGTCAACGACTGTTTCGAGGAGGGCGGAGGAAATAGTGTCACGATGGGAGGTGGGCGCGAGAGCCTCAATGACGTCTTTGAAACCGGCTCCTTGGAGCGGGAGTAAAGACTCGGCTTCGGCGTTGGGCGAAAAGTCGAGGGGGGAGATAGGGATGGCAAGCGAGAAGCAAGCCGAGGTGGAGGCGAATAAGTTGGAGTTGGAGCGTTCCATGGTAGGCGTAAAGTGACCTAGCGGCACTTTGCGAGAGAGGAGTTAAAGGTGCACAAAAAACTTACCGGACAAGTGTGCAGTAAGGAAGAGAACAAACGGGCTGTGCGGGCGCGAAAGTTCAGGCAGGATACAAAGGTGCACAAAAAACTTACCGGACAAGTGTGCAGTAAGGAAGAGAACAAACGGGCTGTGTC